ACCGCAAATTCGAGAAAAGTTTTCGACTCTCAGAATTTGTTGTAATCGACGGTGCTGATTTGAAGGATGGAATACTAGTAGTGTATGCTAGGGTAGAACTTCCTGAAGAGAAGCGTCCTAGAAAGATCGAAATAGGGTCTGCTGGGGCATCAAAGAAAAAGCAATATTTGAAAGGCTAGTATCAGCGAAAACCCAGTAGAAAAATAAACCTTTTTACTGGAGATAAAAATGAAATCATTAATCCAATTTATGGATAAGTATGATGACGTTGGTAGGGCCCTTATAGACTGCATAGAATTTGTAGTAATTATAGTAGGAATAATAGGATTAGCACCTGCTTTAATGTGGCTATCAAGCTATGGACAAATATAGGGCCAAACAAAATCATGCGGGGGAGGGAAACTTCCCCCAACCTTTTTGAAAAAAACAGTGTACATTTGCTGTGAAGTGTGATATAATATACATGTTATGAAGTTTTATACTAATGTAAGTCGTTATGGTAATATGATACTCCTCCGTGGGTACGACCACAATAAACGAATCTCAGAAAAAATCAAATACGAACCTAAGCTTTACGTAAGCACGAATCGTCCTACCTCTTGGAAAGCCTTGGATGGTACTCCAGTTGGTGAGATGAATTTTGATTCTATGCGTAGTGCTAATGAATGGATTCAAAAGAACAAACAAACAGCCGGGCTCCATATCTTTGGAAACACTCGATATATCTCAGCTTTCATCAATGACTATTTTCCAGGTCAAATCGAGTTCGATCGTAACAAAGTAAATGTGACTACGATTGATATTGAGGTTGCGTCGGATGATGGCTTCCCCGAGCCAGACAAAGCTGATAATCAAATCACTGCGATTACGATTAAAAATAATATCGACAATACTTATTATGTGTGGGGTCTCGGCGCCTATGACACAAACAAATCATTAATGAGAACCAACCGGGTAGTGTATAAACATTGCGATACTGAGGCTGACCTGTTGGTCAACTTCATAACACACTGGTCTTCAGTATCTCACTCACCAGATGTAGTGACCGGTTGGAATACTAGATTTTTTGATATTCCATATCTTGTAAATCGTATACATAAACTTCTTGGTGAGCCATACGTTAAAAGGCTATCACCATGGGGAATGATTGAACGTAGAGATATTACAACCATGGGAAGGTCTCAAACTTCTTATGAACTCAAAGGTATATCACAATTGGATTACCTTGACTTATTTAAAAAGTTTGGCTATTCTTATGGCCCACAAGAATCTTATAAACTGGACCACATCGCTCATGTAGTACTTGGTGAGAAAAAGCTATCCTACGCAGAGTATGGTTCTTTGCATACCTTATATCAACATAACTTCCAAAAATTTATTGACTATAATATAAAGGACGTTGAGTTGGTCGACAGGATCGAAGACAAACTTGGTTTGATTACCCTTTGTTTAACTATGGCATACAAAGGTGGAGTGAACTACAATGACACGTTTGGCACCACAGCGATTTGGGATACTATTATATATAGAAAACTATATGAACATAAGATTATAATACCTTTTGCCGAAGATAAAACTAAAACATTTTATCCCGGTGGTTTTGTAAAAGAGCCACAAATTGGTATACATAATAATATAGTCAGTTTTGATTTGAATTCTCTATATCCATCTATTATTATGCAGTACAATATGTCTCCCGAGACAATAATGAATGGCGTAGTAAGTAAAGTGGATATGGAAGATATGCTAGCAACTGGTGAACGGTTCCCATCTCCGGAAGGTGAAGCTGTTGCAGCCAATGGCCAGCATTTTAGTACCAAGAAAGTTGGAATCATTCCAATGATTATTGATGAAATGTATAATGAACGAGTAGGCATCAAACAGGAAATGATAGCTGCTCAAAAAGAAAAAGAAAAGGTTGATAAAGATGATAAACAAAAACTATACCAAATTGAAAGAAATATTGCGATCGCAGAGAACCGTCAGGTGGCTATTAAAATCCTTCTTAATTCTCTTTATGGTGCTTTGGGGAATCGTTATTTTCGATTCTTTGACCAACGTATCGCTGAAGCCATTACCCTCACCGGACAACTTACAATTCGATGGGCCGAATATGCACTTAACACCTACCTTAATCGAGTGCTCAATCAAACAGAGAGAAAAGACTATATCGTCGCAATCGACACCGATAGTTTGTATGTATGCTTAGATGATATAGTATCTAAATTTAATCCTGAGAATCCTATTGACTTCTTGGATAAAGTTGCTAATGATATGCTTGAGCCTGAACTGGCTAAATCTTATGATAGCTTATTTGAAATACTAGGTGGTGTATCTAATCGTATGGTTATGAAAAGAGAAGCAATTGCTGATCGTGCTATATGGACAGCTAAAAAACGCTATATCTTAAACGTGCATGATAACGAGGGTGTAAGATATAAAAAGCCTAAATTAAAAATCATGGGTATTGAAGCAATCAAATCTAGTACACCTGAACCATGCCGAGATGCACTTAAAGCTTTATTCAAAGTAATTATCGAAAAAGATGAAAGGGCAACTCAATCATCTATTGAAAAATTTAAAAATCATTTCAAAACACTTCCACCAGATGAGATTGCATTTCCACGTGGCGTTACCAAAGTTCGTGAGTTCAAAGACCACAGTAAAATCTATAAAAAAGGTACACCTATGCACGTACGAGCAGCATTGCTTTACAACAGTCGTTTAGATAACCTTTCACTTGGAAAGAAATATCAGCACATAAAAAATGGTGATAAGATTAAGTTCATCTATTTGCGTAAAGCAAATCCTATGCGAGAAAACGTTATTGGCTTTATTGATTATCTACCAGAAGAATTCAAATTGCATCAGTACATTGACCATGACATGCAATTTCAAAAAACATTCCTTGACCCAATCGAACCTGTACTACAGGCTGTTGGTTGGAATCATGAGGAAGTTGCAAGCTTGGAGGATTTCTTTGGCTAATATATTAGTTGTTGGACAGAAACCAGGCTTAGTACATAAATCCAAATCAACAACTTGGAATAGAGTAAGTGGTTGGATAAAAGAAGATTACGATTGGACTAACATCTATAACTTAGATGATGAGGTAATATTTACTGTAGAACAAACGTATAAATACTCTCACATAGTTGCGTTGGGTAACGTAGCTTCGGATTATTTAAATAAACTAGGTGTAAGGCATTGTAAGATACCACATCCAAGTAGATTAAATAGAATGTGGAATAATCCACAAACTGAGATAGATACTGTAAATAAATTAAATAAGTATTTACATTTCCACAGAAATGTGTTATAATATACCAAGAGGAAAAAAAATATGGAATATAAATTAGTAAGATTAAGTAATGGTGAAGAGATTATCGGTAAAATTACTGAAGGTCAAAACACTATTAGAATCGAAGATGGCCATGCATTGTTTGCTCCGGAAGCTGGTAAGATTGGATTTATTCCTTTTATGCCATATACAAAAGCAAAAGAAGGTGTGGTTATTGATAAGAAATTTGTTATGTTCGTTGTTGAACCTTTACAATCTTTAGTTGACCAAGTCACAGGTAAAGGCGCAAGGATTATGACACCTAAAAAGGATATAATAGTATGAGCAAAGACTGGGTAAATGATATCCATACCATGCAATCAAAGTATCAAACTCGTGAATGGGTAAAAAACAATCCTGATAAATTAAGAGAATTCTTAAAATTTAGAATTGAATTCTTACAAGAAGAGTTAGATGAAACTCAAGCAGCATATCAACGTAAAGATGCTGAAGAGATTGTGGATGGATTAATTGATTTATGTGTTGTTGCAATTGGTACACTCGATGCTTATGGTGTTGACCCATACAAAGCTTGGGACGAAGTACTAAGAGCCAACATGGATAAATTTGTTGGAATAAAAGAAGGAAGGCCAAATCCACTAGGTGTGCCTGACTTAGCAAAACCAGAAGATTGGGAGGCACCTAACCACTTAGGAAATCATGGTAAGTTTAACGATATTTGATAACATATACGATAATAAAACTCATAAGAGAATGGATTATAGTTCTTTTGATGAGTTTGCTGGTGTGTTATATAAGTTAGCTAGTGATGATAAGTATCCTACAAAGAAGGAAGCTCCTCTCATATCACCTGCCACGTATGAACCAAATACAACTCGAGCAAACGATAATGTTGTTGGTTGGGGTGGCTGGGCAGCTCTGGATGTGGATGATTTTAAAGGCGATATAAGAACAATCGAAAGAACTTATCCTGATTATAAGTATGTTTGTTATTCAACTGCATCATCAACAAAAGAGTCACCAAAGTTTCGTTTAGTATTCGATTTAAAATATCCAGTTCTCAAAGATGATATTAAAAAGTTTTGGTATGCTTTAAATAAAGAGTTCTTGGAAGTATCTGATGCACAAACAAAAGATTTATCTCGTATGTATTATATTCCTAATCAATATCAAGATGCTTTTAATTTTATCTTTACTCATGAAGGTAAACAAATGGACCCAATAGAACTTATGGCAAAGCATCCATACGTAAATAGACAAGAAGGCTTTTTCAATAGATTACCTGATGCAATACAAAAAGGATTAATTGAACATAGGAAAAATCAACTTAACAATACAAACTTTAAATGGACAGGATATGATGATTGTCCATTTGTTAATCGTAAACAGATTGATGAATATAAATCTATATCTGATACTGGTTGGTATGCAAAACTATATCAAATTATGGTAAGCACTGCTGGTAACGCAATGTCAAAAGGTTATCCTATCACTGCAAAAGAGATTGAATACTTATGCAGACAGTTGGATGCTGATACTGGTAATTGGTATGCTAAAAGAGATATTGAAAAAGAAGCTGAACGAGCAATTGAATTTGTTTTTAGAAATAACATTTAAAGGTTTACATTTGCAATGAAATGTGATATAATAGATAATTATTGGAGTAAATTATGAAAGAAAGTATGAAAGTCCTGCAAGAATGTGCAGAATTACAAGCTAAAAAATCCCAAGATTACCAAAGTGATAAGAGTACAATAACTCAAGCGATGCACTATCGTAGAGGTATTGATACTTTACATGATGCATGTCTTGGTAAACTAATCCGAGCAACATCGCTCCTTGAGTCTGGCAAAGACCCAAACTTTGAATCCCTTGAAGATTCGTATAAAGATTTAATTAATTATGCATCCTTTTGTGTTGCATATATTCGTGGTAAAATGGAAGGCCAAGACCCAAGTAGAGATATGTTCAACCAACCGATAAAGAATGAAAACGAGTAATGTAGCTTCTCATTTTATCAATGAGTTAAAAAACGAAAACTTTACCATTGATAAAACTGGTCAAAAAACAATTGAAATGATTGGTGCATCATTTATTGCTGATAAACCTGCAATCTTTGGTGAACCTAATCAAGAGTATATTAAA